TTGGTCTCGATGAACAGCCTATCCATCAGGCGTTCCCCCGATGGGCAGAGCGGTCTGCCGCGAAGGCGTCCACTTGCGCTTGAACCCATGCACCGGCTTTCAAGAGGCGGATGATGTTGCGATGGGTGAAGGGCACCGGGTCGCCGTCCTCGGTGATCTCCCATGACAGGATGCACCGGGCGAGGTTGTCGAGACGGGCTTGCTCGCGAGCGGCAGGGGAAACCCGGCCATCGGCGTCGGCGAGGTCGGCCAGATCGTCGGCGAGCTTCAGACGCGCGGCGCGTTGGGTCTCGCTGTCAGGGCCTGCGATGCGAAGGCGGATGCCGGTCGGCTTCCCGTCGACGGGATCGGCCAGCTCGTACCAGTGCCCGCGCTCCTGGTCTTCCGCCATGGCCCGGATGTCATTCAGCTGCATCGGTCGGCTCCTGAGCGGTGACAATGTTGGGGTTCAGGAACTCTTCGCCGCCTTCACGGGGCGTGAGGCCCAGCCATGCGCGGCCTTCGTTCGGATTGATGACCCGGCTGGCGATCAGGCTGTTGATGACGGTCGAGCGGGTGCTGAGGTCGGCGCGGGTCAGGTCGTCACGGTCGAAGCGAACGGCATGGGTGGCGCGCTCATCGGGCAGGAACAGGGCGCGGCGCAGAGAGCCTTCGAGGGCACGAAGCCAAGGCTCTAGACAGTAGACGAGGAACTCCCGGCCCATCTGTTCGGTGTTGCTCCACGTCGCCCGGTCGAGGTCGAAAAGCATCGAAGGCGGGACACGGAAGGCACGGGCGATTTCGGTGGCCTGGTACTTCCGGTTTTCGAGGAACTGCGCGTCGGTCGAGCTGAAGGTGAACGGCTCGAACTCGGCCCCATCGAAGAGGATAGCCGTCTGCCCGTTGGCGTCGTTGCCCTCATGGGTCGAGCGCCATGCAGTCCGGGCGGCCTTCACCGATGCCTCGCCCATGCCCTTCGGAAACTTCAGAGCGCCGGAGGGGCGGGCACCACGGCCGAAGAGCTGCGCGGCGTGCTTGTCCAGCGAGAGCGAGATGCCGATGGCCTCCCGTGCCAGCGAGAGCGGCGCGCGGCCGAAGGGGCAGCGGAGGTGGATGACGTTCGCCCCCGGTACGGGGCGGTTGTCGATCTTGTAGCTCGGTTCGCCGGTCGTCTGGTCGATCTCGACGGTGATGACGCCGCGCCGGTAGCGAATGATCTCGATCACGCGCCCGTCGATCCGGTTCACATAGGCGAGGCCGCCAGCGTCGTCGGAGAGGGCGTCAATGACGAGGTCGCGGATCAGCTCATAGCCGCTGGTCCAGTCGTTCGCATGGTCGCGCAGGAACGCGAGGGCGGGATGGTTCGGAGCGTCGATCTCGGTGCCATCGGCGTCGACGGTCTTCACCGCCACGTCGAGGCAGGCAACAGCCTCGGAGATGACGCGGATGGCAGAACCGACAGCCGGGACGCGAAGCGCGGTCTCGCCCGAGACAGTGACGCCGCCCGCCGTGGTGAAGGTCAGACCCAAAGCGGCATAAAGCTCCTCGCTCGGTTGGGCGAGAGACTTCGTGTCGACTTCAACGGTGCGCTTGGAGAATGGCCAGATCATGCAGCCAAACTACCCGCGCGCGCGAGCGTCCGGCAGCTGGCCAGATCTAGCAAATCGTTGTTTCTTATAGGGTTTAGGGGCGGCCAGGCATCCGCACGGCTTACCCGGGGATGCCCGCGAGAGGAGTTCTGAATCTATCTCAGGAAACTCTTGAGGCTTGCAGATTCTCTAGCTCTCGCTCCGCCATTAACTGCTGGATGGGGCTGCCAGTAAGCAACATCAGGCGCATCGTTGCTTCGATCAGGAAGCGCAACTCGACTTCGCTGATACGGGACTGGCTGGGGATAGGTCGCAGCGTTTCACGGTTGGCGGCAAGATGGGCAGCCGTCTGGCGACCGTCTTCATAAGCCCGCTCGTGTTTGCCCCAGTTACCGAAAGTAGCGGGTTTGCGGAGGCGGTAATCCTCATAGCCCATACGGAAGGCTCGGGTTTTGCAGTAGACCCGCGCCGTAACGCCTCGCGTGCTGCCCTGACTGGTCGTTGCGGGCATCACTTCGACCTCAGCCAAGAGACCAGTTCGGAGCGGAACGCGAAGTAGCGGCCGCCGGGGCGATAGATGGGCGTGGTCGGAGACTTCGACCACCTGCGGACGGTGTCGACCGAGACGCCGAGAACCAAGGCGATGCCGTTCAGGCCCCAGATCTTCTCAGGGCCAGCGAGGAGACCGTCGAGACGCCAACGGTCGAGGGGAGGAATGTCAGTCATGGTGATCCTGCCAGTGAGGGTGACAGCGGTCTGCCCACCCAGCACCGAAGCATTGCCCCGGCTCATCACTCAATCGGCCTCCGAAGGAGCCGATACCTGCCCGAATGATGACTTGCGACCGCATACCTTGATAGAACAGAAAATGCAGTGAAAGTCAAGGTTTAGCCGCATTCCAGCGAGGGTTATCCACAGAAAGAACCTGACAGGATGCCGCGACTGGGTGCCTGTGCTCGGACCCGTCCGCCAGACAGACCCGTCCAGCTGCCGCACTACCCCATGCGTGAGCGGTTGCGTTACCCGGTGACGGTCGCCGCCTGCGTTGCTCCATGCGTTGATGGTGCGTTACCCCGGACATGGTTCGCCCCCGCACGACATGCATCCCGCATCAGGTGCGCCCTGGCAATGCTACACCGATGCCAGCGGCAAATCCTGCCAACGGCAAGAAGGCGTCGAAAGCGGCCAGGATCATGCCACTCGCCACGGCGCATGAAGCGCAGTCGGGCCAATGGCTTAGCTCAGAATCCTCTTACATATGGAGGGGAGCGGCGGGGAAGGTGATCAGGTCTGGGTAATGTCGATCCGGCATCGGCATCGGTGGCAGCGGGTGCGGCAACGAATGTGCCCTCTAGGTTCATACCATCTGAAACCGCTATCGGATGGCCGCCGCTTGCTTACAGCCATGATCGAACCCTGCCGAGACGATGACGAGGCCAAATCGCCGTCGACCCCCTCAATCCCTCCATCCGCCTCCCTCCATGCCCATCCCGGAGGCGGCTTCCCTCCATCTGTAAGAGGATTTCGGACTAAGGCATTGATAGGATACGAGAATGTTCGCCGTTGCGAATGGTTCTCAACAAGGCGGTTTCGAGGGCTATGGCGGCTACTTTTCGGATACCGTCAGGCGGCTTCCGGTGACCTTGTGAGCGGCATCGATCATGGCCTCTTCGAGGTCGGCGCGCTTCGAGACGGGGACCAGGAAGCTGTCGTGGATCGGTAGCGCGATGATGCCTTTGCGAAGGGTCATCTCGGTCATGACGATCTCGGCCATATCGGAATCGTCGCGCATCAGGGAAGCGCCGGCGTCTGAGTGCAAGCTGTCCGCGATGGCCACATGCCGCGCCTTCACTGCCTTGATGAGCGCGGTCGCTTTGATCTTGGCTTCGGCGCTGCCGGGTTCGACGCCCAGCTCGCTAGACATCAGGCCGTTATGCGCAATGGACTCCTGAGCCTTCCGCTGGGTCGTGGCGTTGATCAGGGTGAGCGTTGCTACCTTCGCGAGCTTACGCGGCCAACCATCGATGGCGTAGCAATCCTCGGAGATAGGCAGGCCTCGCCTCGCATAGAGCATGGCGATGTGCATCCCATCGAAGTCGAGCTCGACGGTCGGCTCATCGTTAATAGTAACGCCGCGTCGGTTGTCTTTCGGTGTGTTCTGCCAGCTCGGGCCTCGGGCGTAGTAGCGTCCGCCCCTGTTAAAGTCGCGGTTGTAGATCCGCGCCATGGGACATGCGAGGTTCGGCAAGGCGACGACATTGGATTGCGTCGGAAGCGCGATGTTGGCTGACGTGATCGCTTCGTTGAATGCCTCGGTCTTCTGGTCCTGCCGGTCAATGGCCCGAGTTCGCCGGTAGTCGACGGGCTTGCCCTTCGCATCGCGCAAGATCGTGACTTGGGTCAGAGGGGCCAATCTCAAACGCGGTTTCTCTTCCAGAATGGCTTGCACCATGGCGACGAGTTCGGTCGTGGCCTCGAAGGCGCTTTGCCAGTTCAAGTAGCCCGGGAGCTGGCGGTAGTGATGGATCAGACCCTTGGCTTCCAGTTGGTCGACTGCGCGCGTCACCTTTGTGTAGGTGATGAGAGGATGCCGATGGGCGCCGTAGTAGTTCCAGTTGCGGCTGTAGGAGACAGGGCGTCCCAGGAAGAACGCCTCGAAGGCCGCCAGGACGATTGCAGCGCCAGTCGCGTCCGTATCGAAGGCCGTGTTGATCTCCGCCCAGACGGGCTTGAGGTCGTACTTCACGCCCAGCGGAATCTGCCGTTCGTCTTGTTCGGGGTAATATACATCGCTCACTCAGACCCGGTCCTTGCCTTGGACTCAGTGGCTAATCAGGCTTGCAGGAGGCGGACGGTTGTCCTAATCTCTCCATGTCACAGGCTGCAAACCGAACCACCGGTTATGTTGCTTTTAGAAGCCCGCTATTCGGTCGCCACCGAGGCGGGCTTCGCTCGTTGTGGCTCACGCCACAGTGATCAAGCTACTGCCAGAAATTGCGTATCGCAAGCATGACACCACTATCACTTCCATCTTGCGCCTCAAGATCGCCACTCATCCACGCATATTGCCCGACTTTGTTACCGCATGGTTACGCTTTTGCGTAAATATGTGGATGCGGCTTCACGCAATCGTGCAACTGTGCCCTTAAGGATTTGCGATTCACAGGGGCAGGGAGAGCCATGAAGACACTGGTAGTCGCGGCGCAGAAGGGAGGAGCGGGGAAGACCACCCTCGCCCGGAACCTGTCTGTTGCCGCCGCAGGGGAGCCAAACCGGGTTCTCTGCCTCGATCTCGATCCGCAGGCCTCGCTTCGGGGATGGTGGGAAAGCCGCGAGACGGATGCCCCGGCGATGCTGGAGCGCGACCCTGCCCCGCACTCCCTCCGCGCCACGTTGAACGCCGCGCGCGAGCAATTCGATCTCTGTATCATCGACACGCCGCCAGCCGCGCCGGAATGGCTCACTGACGTGATCTCGGCCGCCGACCTGGTGTTGATCCCGGTGCGCCCATCGCCCGACGATCTCCGCGCAGTCGGTGCCACTGTCTCGGCCGTCAACGCCGCGAACGTGCCCTTCGTCTTCGCGATGTCGCAGACGCCGCGCGCCAAGATCACGGAAGAGACGGCGCGGGTGTTGGCCCAGCATGGTCGAGTTGCGCCGATCAACATCGCGCAGCGCGTCGTCTACGCCGAGAGCGGGGCCACCGGGCTTGGCGTGACGGAAGCCGGTGACGCGAAGGCGAGCGAAGAGATTGTGACACTCTGGACCTACGTGAGAGGCATCCTCCATGGCTAAGAAAACCGTGACCCTAGACGGTCTGCTCAACACCTCAGCGAAGCCGACCGATACCGGCATCCCCCAGCGCGGCGGAGCGGCACCGGCCAAGCCCGTGAAGCGCGAGGGCGAGAAGCGGCTGACGCTGGCACTCGATGGCGCGACCTACCGGCGGCTTCGGCTCCACGCGGCGCAGACCGATAAGACGCATCAGGCGATCCTCGAAGCCGCACTTACGGATTACCTCAACCGCATGGATACGTGACGTCGTAGGTGTGCGGATACGTAAATACGCGCTTCCGCAATCTACCCTAGGGCGTGGTTCGGCGCGCAACGGGTTTTATGTTAAGGACATTGCGCAGCTGCATAAACACCCCTAGGTTGTCACTAGGAAGCGAGGGCGCCCATGAACACCATTACAGTGTTGCAGCCAGATGATCCGGTCATTGCCGAGTTTCACATGATAGGAACAGCCACATCGGTTCTTGGTCCCCTCAAGTTCCCCTTAGCATCCTTGGCTCCAAAGATCGGAAGCTTGATCACTGAATGGCGCTCAGAAGGTTCGGTCCCTTACCGTATTGTGGCCAGGCGCACCGAGCATGACGCTGGCCGTCTTGTGTACACGGTGGAGTTGGCAGAGAATACTCGACATGAAACGACCCGCCGGGCAGGGCGGGCCGCACTCACTATCTAGGTCAACTCGTAAAAACGTAGCTGTGTCGATCACATGCTACGCCTATAGACCCTAATGATTACTTCCCCTAGGTCACCTACCTATTGGGATAGGTTCAGTGACCTAGGACGCATTATCTCAGCGCTTCAACTGGGCTCGGGTCTCGGCCTCCATGGCATCCTGCACTTCGGCCAAGATGCCTTGCGTGTGATAAATCGACATGAGGATCAGGTCGCGCAAATCGGCCGGCGTCCTGTCCTCACTGGACATCTGCTGAATCTGAAAGATCAGGAAGTCGAGGCCGCTGTGGGCTGTGCCAGCCTTCGCCGAGAGCTCTTGTGGGTTGTAGTTCGCTGCAGCCATCACACCGACTCCTTGAGAGCGCGAAGACGCTGCCGGACTTCACGGGTCTGGTCGCGGTATTCGGTCGCCAAGTCCCGAGCCTTGTTCGCCACGGACCAGAAGGCTTGGCAATCCTGCTTGTCGAGGTCTTCACCCTTGCTCAAGGCAAAGCAGAGCATGTCGAGCGCCCAGACGATCTCTTCCATGGGTTCGTCGATCTTGATCGTCGGCGAGGCGTTCAACGCCTTGAATGCGTCACGGATGGCCGTCTTGGCATCCTTCGAGAAAGCCGCCTCTTGGTCTTCGCCCCGCATACGATAGGCATCGACGCCCAGAAGGTGGAAACCTTCATGGTCGAGGCTCTTCAGCTTCTCGACGGCATCTTCGGGCAGGTCGGACAGGTTCAGGCGGGTAGCTTGTGCAATCATTCGGTTCTCACTGGTTTGGCTTCTCACAGCCATCGCCGGTGTCGGACCGGCGGCCGGGGGGTGAGAACCTGCCAGTGAGACAGGTCGAACGCTTTTAGGGTCCCCCCTTGGACAGCACGCTCGCCCCCGGCCTGAAGCCATACTTCGCCGATCCTTCCCGACCGGGAAAGGCAAATCTGTCCAAGACGTTAAGTCATCACTGGTTCGCGGGTTCTCACACCCAAGGCCGAACATGCACAGGCGGAATCTAGCCCGCAAGCGCTATCTGTGCGCGAGCTGCTAATCCTTCTGAGAAAGATTCATAAGTCCTTGTTTACGTAAGTACGCAACTACGCATTGATGCATTTATGCAACTAGGTGCCGCTTCAGAATGGGAAACATGGAGGAACTGGTCGTGGCTGAACTCAAAATCCCGGAACTTGAGACCCTTATTGAAGAAGTGCGGGGGCTAAGAGCTGACATCCGCGAACTCCTACAGCGCTCCCTGCCGCCTGAGTCTCTTTGGGATGTAAAGACGATGGCACGATACCATCGTGTATCAGAAGATACGGTCATGCGCTGGGTCCGCGAAGGCCGGATCAAAAGCAGTCGGTCAGGAAGCAAGCTGCGGTTTGAGCCAAGAGCGAAGCCGGACTGAGACGCCGAAATCGTTGCTGCCGGAAACACTTTTCCAGAACAAGGAAACAGGAACCCGTCGATCTGGAACAGATCAACAGATTGGACGAAACTCAGTAAATTTGTTTCTCAACTATGGAGTAATGGGGGGAGAGCATCTACCTGTGCAAAACAGTCTAAATACTTTCTCTTGCAACTATAGGACATCCGATGCCTGACATCCCCGCCGCCTCTCTCAAGTACGAAGACTTGGTTGAGAAATATAAGGCTTTCTCAAAAGGTCAGCGAGACTACTACAACTCATGTGTAAACTTCGCCTTTAATATTTTAAAGCAGGTAGAGGCACAAACGGAAGCTCCCAGGAGCTATACGGTGTCAGAAGATAGGACCTCTTGGGAGGAACCCTATGTCAGCTTGATGGCAGTTGAGGGCGGAGAAAGCCACAAGGTTAAGCACCCAAGGGAGGCTGTGAACTTCGACGACGAGGGGTACTTTCATTTTGCCGTTTATATCACTCTTGAACATGGGCCTCAGTCGTGGCCCAAGAACAAATTCCCAGTGAAGTTAAGGTGCTTCAAAGCCGCTGACAGGATTACGGTTGAAGTTCATGAGCAAACTGAGACTTTCAGTGCGGCGGACGAAGATAAAGCCGTATCCTTCGCCGCTGATCATATAGTTCTTGCGATTGCGAGCTTTCTAGACACACCGGTTGAAGACATGGTCCAAACGCAAAAGGTAGGTTTCGGCTTCATCTAAGGGCGAGGTCGAACAGCGTGGGTGTCATCGCCTCCTTCGATCTCTGCGGCAGGGCCTTCGTTCCTTCGGGAAGGTTCTGCCGCGCATAGACCTTCGCCATCCACACCTCATCCATGGCAGTGATCGTCTCGACGTGGTGCGGCTCCAGCGGCGTTCGGGTCAGCCGCGACCACGCTTCAATCTCGGTGAAGGTGATGGCATTCGGCCCGTTGGCCCCGGTGCTGCGCGTACGCGACAACGCTAGGAAGGCCCGCCAGAGGATGCCACTGCCTTCGGGGGGCATCGCTCGCCCGCCGTCGAGATGGGCCTTCAGAGAGGCGCAGAGAAGCCGTTGAAGCCGGGTCATCGGGCCCTCGGATCTTTTTGGATGCCCTTCACGCGGGCAGGCATCTGCCTGTCATAGGCCCCGATTCCCTGCCGCATGATTGCGCTGGCTTCATTGCGGACGGTCTCAACCGTGATGCCCTCGGCAGCATGGAGGATCAGTTCGACGGGCTGCGGCTTCTGCGGTTGGCTGGATACCGCCCCACGCAAGGCCGCCTGCGCCTGCGGTACGTTCAAGATGCCCCCGGATTGCGACGGCACGAAGATCTCGCTGTTGGGCGTCCGCTCGTTGACCAGGTAGGGCGTCCCACCCTGCACCGGACCACCTGTCGCCCGTGCCGTCAGCGCCGCGCCCAAGGTGCCTAGAAAGCCACCACTCGGACTGTCAGCGAGGCCCAGCATGGCCTTCTGTATCTGCACCCGCCCCAGTTCCATTAGAAGTCCGGCCAGCGCGTCCTTGGCGCTCATGGAGCCGGAGACGATGCCGGTGAAAAGGTCGGTCATCTTGTCCGCACCGCGCTCGGCATGTTGCTGGATCAGATCGAGGCGGTCGGCCGCGTCCTCTGCCGCTTTCCCCGCTTGCGTGTAGCCCAAGGCCAACTGGTCGATCTCGGCCCGCAGTTCGGGCGTGATCTCCTTGCCCGATGCCTGCGCCGCATAGAGAAGCTCGGCCCGCTTGCGCGCGTACTCCATGGCATCACCCACGGCCATGCCGCTGTCGGCCACCGCTGCCAGTTCGACGGCCTCGGCCTGGAGCTGTGCAATCTCCTCGCGGGTCGATTTGATCTCCTGCTCCAGCTCGCTGAGCTTCGGGGCCTTGGAAGACCCGCCGCCGGAAGATCCACCACCACCAGAACCCGGAGGCGACCACCACTGAAGCTCTGCCAGCATCGGGGGCCGCTCGGACGGTCGCGTGACGCTGGTCGGGGCGTTCTCGGTCGCCGTGGCAAGTTTCCAGTCGCCGAAGCTGCCGCCCATCGAACGGGGGTCGCCGCCTCTGCCCGCGTTGGGAGGGGTCGTGGTGCCATCGGGAGTGCCGCCGGGTAGCGCCGCCCTGAGCGCGCGGGCCTGCGTCACCGCCTGCGCCAGTCGCCCGATCAGTCCACCGACAGCCGCGATGGCCCCGGAGAACTCCACTTTGTCGATCGCGGACAGCTCGTTGAACGCCGCGTTCGCCCCCTCGGTCAGCGCCGTCATCCGGGTCTCGAAGGTCTCGGCATCCACGGTGCCGTCGCGCATGTCGGACGACAGGGTGCGCATCTCGGCTGCGATGTTGGCCAGTTCGTCGGCGGCCTCGGTGTAGCCGAAGCTCCGCATCTGCATGGACGCCTGTTCGAGCTGCGGGACCAGTGCGCCCGTCTGGTCTGCGAGGCCCTCATAGGCCTGCCGAATGCGGCCCACGGCTTCGGCGTTCTCGTCAGCCGCCAGCGTCTCGTCGTCGAGGTTCTCGGCGATGCCGGTGCCCAAGAGCCCCTCGGCCTGCTCATAGCTTCGGAACAGCCCGTCCAGTTCCTCGCGCATGTTCGAGACCTGAGAGGCGAACTCGACCGAACCCACGGCCAGAGACTTGAAGAAGCTGCCGACGCGGGTTTGCAGCTCGCCCCATTTGCGGTCCAACTCGGCGGCCTTCCGGATCATCTCGTCATCCATCACGGCACCGACTTCATGCGCGCGCTCGATGGTGCGGCGAAGTCCTTCCTCGCCTTGGCCGATCAGCTCGACGAAGCGCTCGCCCGCCGTGCCCCCGAAAACCTCATCTGCCACCCGGATTTGGGCCGCGCTGTCGAGGTCGCCCAGCCGGTCGACGATTTCGAGAAGAAGCTCGCTCGGATCATCCAGACCGCGCGCGAGGTCTGCCGCGTCATAGTTCAGCCGCCGGAAGGCTTCGGCTGCCGGTCCCTTGCCGGTCACGATGAACTCGTCGGCGCGAAGGTTCAGTTCCTTCAGACCGTCCACCATGCTGTCGATGCCGATGCGGTTCTGCTCGGCCACGAACTTCCATTCCTGAAACGCCGTCGCACTCACACCTGCGCGCTTCGCCTCGTCGCCCAATGTGGCGATGCCCTTGATGGTCTCGCCGATGTTCATGTTCACCGATGCCAGTGCGCCAGTGACAACCCCCAGCACTGCACCGCCCGCGAATGCCCGGCTGAAGCTGCCGATCCGCGCTGTGGTCGAGGCGAGCGCCTGGTTGATGCGCGTGGTCGCCCGGTTCATGTCGGCTTCCATCTGCCGGGTCGCCGATGCCGATCCGCGCCGGAGGCCCTGATAGGAGCGGGTGCCGGTGCGCTCGGCCTTCTTCATGCGCTTCTCGAAGTCATTGATCCGCGCTTCGAGGGATACGATCAGCCGTTCTTCATCCATCATGCCATCCACAAATCTTCGGTGAACCACGGCCGGTTGGTGACGAACTCACCCTCATCCGATGCCGCGCGGGCGACGGCCATGGCAGCTGCCACCGCGCCGTCGATCTTGTTGCCGCTCTTGCCCTTGTGGAACGAACGGTTGCCTGCCTGGTCGACGTGCAACTGGATGTTCTCGAAGTTCCACCGCAGGACGGGGTGCGCCCCATGCTTGAACCGGCCACCGAGAATGGCGCGCTCCAGCTCCTTCACTGCCGGGGCCATGCTGACCCATCCTTGGCGGAACTCGACCACGGGGAAGCCGTCATCATTCAGGTTGCCCATCATGTGCCGGCCATAGGTCGGATCGAACGCGATCTCCTGCACAGAGAAGCGCGCGCACAGTTCGCGGATATGGCTTTCCACCGCCCGTAGGTCGACGGTGTTGCCCGGTGTCGGGATGATGAAGCCTTCCTCGGCCCATGTGACGTAGTCGACGCCGTGAAGCTCCCCACGCGCCCGGAGATTGTCTTCGGGGCAGAAGAACCACGGGACCACCTGATAGCCGTCATCGCCATCGCGCCAGCAAGCCACCACGGCCGTGAGGTCTTCGTTCTTCGACAGGTCGACGCCGATCCATGCCGGGGCCTGCACCATGTCCAGCTCGTCGAGGTCCACCTCTGCCTTGCCCTGGTCATAGACGTGCATCTCGACGAAGGGTGAGGTCGACTGGTCCAGCCATCGGTTCAGGTTGAACTGAAGGAAGCTGTCGCGCTCGAACGGGGAATGCTGCGCCTTCTGCGCCTTGTCGCGGAAGCCCATGATGTCGGGATAGCCATAGGGCAGGCCGGGGTTTGTGCCGAACCAAACAGCTTCGTCGGTCCAGTCATCCTCGGCCTCGGCCATGAAGATCACGGGCAGGGTGGCGGGATCGTCGATCTCACCCTTCTGCACCTTGATGGCGTATTCCACCTGCTTCCAAGCGAGGTTCTCTTGCCCACGGCCGGAGGTGCTGGCGACGATCAACAGAGTTCCCGGCACCTTCACCAAGGCACTGTCGAGGGCTTCCCATTGGCGCAGACCGGCGCGGCCTTCCCATGCATGGATTTCATCGGCGATGACGACATTCGGCGTCTTACCGTGCTGCACCTTGCCGTCAGAGGCGACGGCCACGTAGCGGGACCGGTCGCGGGGGAACGCGATGCGCGAGGTGTATTCCCGCACCTGAAGGTGTTTCGAGAGCCGGGGATCGCCTTGGACGATCATCGCGGCTTCGTTGAAAAGCTCCATCGCCTGTTCATGCGCAGAGGCCGCCGAGACGGTCAGGCCGCCCGGTTGCCGTTCAGGCCCGACGAGATGCAGGAGGGTCAGCGCCGCCGCCAGCGAGGTCTTGCGGTTGCCCCTTGGCAGGAGAAGCACCACGCGCCGAACGATGCGGGTGCCGTCTTCATGGCGCGGCCCGTACATCTTGCGCACGATCCGCTCTTGCCACGGGTCGAGCTGGAAAGGGTGCCCAAGCGCCGGGTTCTTCGGATGCTTCAGCCGCTTCAGCCATTGCACCGCGCGTTCGCCGTAGCCCAACGGATCGGGGATCTCGGAGCCGTCATCAATCCACGAGGGAGTCAGCATCGTCATCCTCCCGAATGGCAGGGCGCGAGCGGGATACGGGCGTCAGGCCCAGCTCGGCCGCGAGGAGGCGCGAGCGCGTCATGGCGTCCGCTTGGATGCCCACGGCCGGGTTGCGCTTCATGGCCCCCTCTACGTCGATCACATGGCCATGTTCCTGAAGGTGCCGCTCCATCTGCCGAACCTGCCCGATGGCGGTGCAGTAGTTCTCCAGGCTGCCCAGATCGGCCACGGTCAAGATCCGGCGTTCCGACAGGATCGGCATCACGCGGTCCCATTCGGTCGCGGCGTCGGCCGAGAGCCAGTCAGGCGCGGTGATGTCGGTGATCGCCTCGGGATCGGTTTGCATGTGGGGCTTGGTGCCGCGCATCATTCGTCTCCTTGTGCCACGCAGCGCAGCTCCAGACCGACGCGGCGGCCGAGCGGTGTCAGCTGGCGGATGTTGTAAGAGCGGCCCTCGAAGATCACTCGGTCGGCATTGGTCACGCCAGCGAGGTATCGGGTCCGAAAGACGGCCAGCTCCTCGTCGGTCGCGCCGCCGTCGCCGAGAAACTCCTCGGTAGATTGCTCGACCAGTTCGGCCCGAAGGATCGCCTTGCGGGTCCATGTGCTTGTCGGGGTGCCTGCATCGTTCACCGTCGTGGCGGCTTCCTCGATGGCGATGCGGTAGATCAGCTTGCCCGCCTTCATGGCTCGACCACCAGGCATTCGACGGTCAGGACCGCATGGGAGGTCTCCCCATCCGGGTCACGCATGGAGCGCCCGTCAGACACGCGCAGATCGCCAAGGTGATAGCCCCCGCCCAGAGACAGCCGGTCGCCCCTCAGAGCGCCACGTACAGCCGCGCTGATAGCCTTCACGCCTTCGAGGGACGGCTCGCGCTTCCAGATATGCAGCGTGTGCCAGACGCGCGTGTGCGCCCGCTGGAGGCTGGTCCCTTCATCGCGGAGTTGGGACTCGCCTAGGATGATGCCGGGCCTCGGAGCGGGCCGCTGGTGGCTGTCCACGATGCCTGTCGCTGGCACCAGTGCCGTGACCGCAGGAGACGCCACCAGACGCGCCCTGATAGCCTTCTGCACCTCGATGTCTGCGCCCATCACTTCGCCTCCTTGATGGCCTTGCCGATGGCGCGCTTGATGCGGTTCTCTGCCTTCTTCTTTGCCAGTCGAAAGCCCGGCCAGAAGAACGGCTGCGCCGGGTGATGGCGTGTCCCGTATTCCTGAAGGTGCGGATAGCGCACGTCGCTGTTGCCTGCGGTCACAGCCACTTGGTTCTCGGGCACTGCATGGGAGCCGCCGGGCTGAGAGTAGGGCGGGGTCATCTGCCCCGGTCCCGTCACCTCGATACTGCCCTTCAGATCGCCGTCAGCCTCGGGGGCAAGGGCTTCCATGGCGTCCGCGATGTCGTAGCCGCCCTGCATGAGGGCAGGCCTCACCGCCTTCCGGGCCGCCTTGGGGATGGCATTCATGCGCTTCTGAAACTTGGAGAGGCCGCCGTCGCTCATCAGAAGGTCCACTCCCGATACTCGGTGACGATCTCGCGGACGCCGAACGGGACTTCTTTCGCGCCCTCGCTCGCTGCCTCGCGCTGTTCGTACCACCATGCCGCCAGTTGGCTCACGGCTTCGATCAGCACCGGGGGGACCGGGTCTTGATCCACGCCGCCGAAGTTGGCCTCGATCTTGAATCCGAGAAGCCGCTCGATATGGTTCTGAGCCGCCTCGATCTTGCGATAGATCATCCTGTCATCATGCCCGCCCTCGTCGCCGGTAAAGGCGAGGTGCTCCTTGATGTCGTAGAGGTCCACGATGGGCATGGCGAAAATCCTGTTTCGTGCGAATATTGTGCGCTGTTCCCCGCGCCGGTCCCCCGTGATGGCCAGAAGTCGTTGACCACCCGGGGGCTAGGCTCAGCACCAGATGCGGCGCAGCGGTCGGGCGAAGTCAGCGTCGAGCACGTCGTTCGTGGGATGGCCGCCGAGGTGCTGCACTTGGTGGCGGACGAACAGCTTCACCTCAATGCCGTCATGGGCGAGGCGCTGAAGCTCGTTGTTGAGTTCCTTCACCAGTTCGCTCGCCTTCTCGATGCGGTCGACGTCAGTCATCACACACCTGCCGCAGCGTTGACGCGGACCACGTTGGAGTTCACCCACAGCGAGCTGTTCAGCTTCATGACGCTGTTGGCGGTGTCGTAGGCCTCGGAGACGCTGCCCACCTTGGCGATAAACATGCGCTCGGAGGGCGTGCCGCCAGCGGGAGCATCGTTGAACACAACGCGGAAGGCGTAATCCTGCGGTGTCTTCTCGGCCGCGAGGAGCGCCTGCTGCCCTGCATCGGCGTAGTTGATGGCCGCGATAATCTCCATTGCACCGGCATTGCGGGTGCCCTTGATGCGCTTGGTGCGGCCTTCACCGACGATGTCCTGCGAGATCTCGTTGGCGGTGTCACCCACAGAGCCGAGGCTTTCGAGCCCAGTGATCTCGGTCCAGGTCTCGGTGGAGAAGTCGCCTTCGACGAAGTCAGTGGACTTCATGGCTTGGGTGCCGCCGATGTAGAGCTTGGCGCCTGCGGTGGAGAAGATCATGGTGTGTTACCTCTTGAGAGTGCGCCGCTCTTCACGCTGCTTGGCGCTGTTGTGGTCGCGGGCGCACAGCGCCTGCCAGTTGCTCCGATCCCAGAAGAGGACCGGGTCGCCCTTGTGGGGCTTGATGTGGTCGACGGTGTCGGCAGGCTGCCCACAGCGGCGACAGAATGGGTGCTTGGCGAGGAAGTCGGCCTTGGCCTTCTCCCATGTGCCCGTGTAGCCGCGTTGGCTGCTGTTGGGCCTTGTGCGGTCGAAGCGGGCTTTCCGTTCCCGGTCGCTCTTGGCCATGCACAGGCACTTGGTCCCGGCTGGCACACGCTTCCCACAGGCGCATAGACGCGGCGGCTTCGTCGGCATGGAATATTCCCCGGCGACGGGAGCGAGAGGCCCCAAGCCCCTCGCTCCCTCCGATCTCGCTGCCCTTGGCCCTGAAATGCCGCTCCGACGCGAGGCAGGGAGAGCAGCTTGCCGCTTTGGGGCGGATCGTGTCGCCCGTCAGAAGTCCCTCGCGCCGGATCACGTTAGACCTCGGGACGCTCGGCCAGGTCGGACAGGACAGCGACGGCACCGGCCGCAATGCTGGTCCCGCCCGCCTTGGTCAGGACGACGCGCACGTAGCGCTTGAAGCCCCGATAGCCGAGTTTGTAGGTCGAGGTCGCTTCAAGCGTTGCCGGGGCATCGCTGTCGGTCAGGTCGGCCGCCACGTCAGCGAAGTCGCCGCTGGTCGTGGTGTCGCTCTCCTGAAGCTTGGCCGAGAAGTCACCGGCCGAGACGATGGCGCCGGTGTTCAGGATGAAGGCAACGCGGCCCGCATCCTTCAGGTCGATGGCAGTGCCGTTCACCGAAGCCGATTGCACGGCAGGAGCGACAGCGGCGATGGCGCGGATGTTGCTGGTCAGGTCACGCATGACAGATCTCCTTATGCGCTCATCTTGAGCTTGCGGAACTTGGCGGTCTGGAGGACGCGGCCACCGACGCGGCGGGTCGCGTGAATCCGGGTGATGCCCTCGGTCGCGCGGATGTACGGGTTCACCAGAACCGACAGGCCCACGCGGTCGACGATGCGGTAGCCGGACCAGTCGCCGTAGAGGATCGGGAAGGCACCGGACGCAATGTCGGGCATGTCGACCATCTCGACCACGGGACGGCCGAGAACGGTCTCGGGCTGACCGGCCTGATAGGAGGGCTGCCACAGGTAGTTGCCATCGCCGCCCTTGAGGGTGCGCAGCGCCGCGAGCGTGGTGCCGTTCATCGCCCATGCGCCACGGTTCCGGTAGGTCGCCGGGAGCGCGTACATCAGGGCAATGAGGGCGTCGGCCTTGAGGTCGGTCGCGTGGCCGTTGTTGGTCTCGGCAATCCCGGTCTTGGTGAGAATGCCTTCGGGCTGGATGACGCCGTCACCGGAGAGGAACGCAACGCCTTCCTTCTGGCCAAAGTCTTCCGCCAGCGCGAGGCGAACCTCGGCCTCGGCTTGACCGGCGCTGTCAGCGAGGAGGTTGTTGGAGATGTCGACGAAGGTGGCCAGCTCCTTCACGTCGACTTCCGCCTGACCGAAGCCCGGCTCGGATTCTTGGGCGGGCTGAGCCTCACCCTTCCAGCGGGCATTCGTGATGCCGGTGCGGGTCGGATAGATCACGGACGGCGCGCCGGTCTGGCGGACGCTGGCCACGGTGCGGACGGGCGAGAACTCGACCAGGTCGCGGATGAACTCGCCGCTCATTTCGGCCGGGGCGAGGTAGCCGCCCTGAGGGTCGCTGGAGACGGTCAGGGTCTTCAGTTCGTCAGCCGGGGTCGCATTGCCTAGGCGCAGGTAGTGGCCGAAGGCTTTGCGCTCTTCGCCCATGTCGGCCTTCTGCTCGCCGCCCTGCGGACGGTTGGACTTGGCTTCGAGCTTGTCGAGACGATCCGCGAGCTTCGACGTGTCGGCCTTCGCCTCGATGTCGGACAGTCGCTTGTTGAAGGTCTCGGTCATGTCGCCGAGGGCCTTGGTGACGATGTCGTTCGCGTCGTCGTCTTCGCTTTTGCGCTCGAATGCGCTTGGGCTTTGAAGGGTCATGCTTGCCTCTTGGAGAGCTGCGCCGTGGCGCGGTTGATGGCAGCGGCGAGCGACAGCGCCCGAACCGCAGATTTGGCCGAAGTCACCTTCGCGCCGGGATGCATGGGGATCGTCACAAGGGACGCTTCCAGAAGCTCGAGCCGCTGGATGGTGCGGCCGCCGCCGGAACGGTTGCCTGCCTTGATGGTGCGAAAGCCGATGGAGATGCCCCGCACAGCGCCAGAGCGGACCAGAGCGGCCACCTCACGCGCGCGAGTAACCTCGCCCACCAGAAGCCGCCCCTTGAGGTGCAGCCCGTCTTCCCGCTCCTCAGCGCCATCCCATGCGCCGATGGGGTCATTCATGTCGTGGCCGAAGAGCATGGGCAGGGGCAGAGAGGCCCCGGTGAACGCGCCCTTCTCGATCATGTCGCCGATGCGGTCGGGCTTGCCGAAGGGCCATGCGAGACCTTCGATGTCGCCTTCCTCGCCCGCGTAGAGCTTGGTCTCGATGAACAGCCTATCCATCAGGCGTTCCCCCGATGGGCAGAGCGGTCTGCCGCGAAGGCGTCCACTTGCGCTTGAACCCATGCACCG